ACGGAGTTAAACTAGTGTATGAAACTGAAGTTCCATATCAACTATCAACCAACCAACTACAGTGCTTGGTGCGATACCACCTGTACCCTCATAAGAGATACAACCGGCAATACGATCAATGGGTGTTGGTACATCAGCCGTTTCATCTACGCTATTGTACCAGGTGCGAGCACCTTGTTTCCAATATGAAACAGGTGGACTCAAAACTGGTTGAACAGCAGCAGTGGCAACAGCCGAATAGTCATCATTCAATATAGCAACAGCGCTGACATCTGAATATGCAGCGTTAGAAACATTGAATATAATACTGTGTGCAGAAGAAGTACCACCCGCTATGCGAGCACGTACTTTAAGTTGATTTACACGAAAATACATAAATGGTGTCAACAATGATCGGGCAGAACCGGACCATGAATTAAAACCTGTGTAAGAAAGTGTAGCACTTCCAGTAGATGACAAAACCTCAAACACACCACGTATCATAACTCGACCAGGATTGGTTGGGCCATAAACGAGGTTGCGCATTGGCAATATACTTAAGTCAGAGTTTGGGTTTAAACCTCGATTCCGACGTCGAGGGGGACGTTGTGCACGTCGCGGTCCGTTAGACCGATTAGATTTAGAATTTTTATTTTTGGACATAGCGAATATAATTGTTTATTTGTTTTATTATATTATCCTGATTCACAGATGCATTTATTTATATGTTTTATGTATTAGCATCGATGATTATTACATCATCAGGTCCCTCCTACGTATGGTAGGAGAAATAGAAAAACTATCTATTTTCAGTCGAGCGTAATAACGCTCCATTTCAATTTGTAGGTCGGGGAGTATACCAAATGCGTAGTAATAAGACACCCTAGATTCGGGTGTTACAACAGTAGCTTGATTAATACAAGCGCGTGTAGCCATAGAAGTGCCATTAAATATGGCAGCCTTATAACCCTCAGAAGCTTTACAGCCGTTTCTCAGTAAGCACTGATAAAAAGCTTGTTGTACAGGAGAACCGTAACTACAGTTCAATCCACATTCACCAACAGCTCCAAGCCACTTACGGTATGATTTATCATTGTTAATCGGAAATAAACACATCGGATCTTTAGTCAAAATGGCATCATGATTACGCATCATGCGCCATCCAGTTTGCAATAAAACTGGCTTAGTTTGACAAAATTCAACACGATCGAACATGTAAACAGGATCTTCCAAAGTCATAGAAAATCCCTTAGTAACAAACCAATTATCAAAC